ACTTCAACGGTATAGTTGCTATCAGGCCACGGGCCGACCACGATATTGAACTGGTCAATCATCGCAAACAGCTTGGGCAGTGACGAACCGGAAATACTATTCCAGACACTATCCAAATAATCACGGGTCGTTGGCTGTAGAGGGTTTCTGGTCCCGTCATCCGGGGCGGACCCAGCCGGAGTGATGACATTTATGCCCTGAACCGTGATGTAATTGCCGTTTGCCGTGGTCGGGAGCGTAAAATTGCGGTTTGTCGCCACAAAAGCAGATGTCGCCGTGCGGACAACCGTGTTTAAAAGGTCAAGCTCACGGTAAATGCGCTGTTCTGCGTAATCAATCATGCCAGGAAGCATGGTCTGGAACTGAGTCGTCGCAGGATCTACGGCCATTATGTTGGCCACTTGTGCGACGTAAGTGGCGTAGGTCATAGACATCAGTATTTATCCACTTTATTGTCCAGACGATCAAAGATTTTACCAAGCATCTCTTTGATTTCTCTCATGTTATCGGAAAATTCATCCCGACGTACATAATGACTTGGAAGATCAACCTCCAACTGGTGAAGATCTTCCTGAAGCTTTGTAATTGCTTCCCAGAGGACGCGCGCAAACCAACCTAACGCGGCAAGGATGGCCCCCGCCGCGAGGTTTATCATCATCTGAGAATCCATATATGAAAGCTCCGGTGTGCCATAAGGCGCACAAAAACGGTTCCTATATTTCTACAATAAAATCAGACCTATGCCAACCCTCCCATAAAGGCCACATTGGCCTTCAAGCGGTCGTCATTGGGGCTCTTTTCAAGGGCCAATTTAGCCTGCTCAAGAGCTATGTCCTTCATGCCCATTTCCCACGCTGAAACAGCCGCCAGATCATGGGCCCAATGACCCCAAACCGCTGGATCACAGGTATAAACCTGCTCCCTATGGATGATCTTCAATGCCCGCATAGAGTATGCAAAACACTCCTCCCACCGACGCAATCGATACATCAGCATGGCCAATTCGCACCAAGGCTCTCTCGTCACTGGGGCAGCCGCGCAGGCCATGTGATATGCCGTTTCCGCCTCGGCATTCCGGCCCAAAGCCTCATAGCACTTACCCATAACACGGTAAGCGTAGCAACGCTCATTATGCCAAGTTGCACCCGGAAGATCTAAATACCGTTTACATTCAGAAATTGATTCTTCCCAACGCATGTGAAACGACAGTTCACGCGCATAATAAAATGCATTTCTGGGACAGAAAGGATCTTCGGTGACAGAGAGTTTGAGTAAGTCCAGATACTGGCCACGGCTCTTTGTCGGGTCCGGGTGATGGGACACCAGCAACTGGTTTGTATGTGCATATTGCTCATTTGTCCGGCCATCCGGACGCGGATATTCGTGGCAGGGATGGTGCCAGTGATAGCCATGTCGGGCATGGATTTTTTCATACTGGAACTTTATCCCCATCCCCCAGTCGAACATATAACGCAAACGTGTAGTGCCTTCAGTCCAGACACGTTCGATTTCTTCTCTCCATCCGGGCTCCAAAACTTCATCCAAATCAAGAGACACGCAGATATCAATATCTCTAGGTATAAGAGCAAGAGCAGCATTGCGAGCGTGGTCAAAACGCCAAGGACTGATGCAAATAGAATGAACAACCGCACCATGTATCCTAGCTTTGGTGTCCGTGCCGTCCGTAGATCCGGTATCAGCAATAAGGATCATGTCCGCATCAATTGCTGATTCGCAGAAACGCTGGACAAACTGAGCTTCATTTTTGCTGATTGCATAAACACAAATCTTAAGCTTCTTTTTGTTTTTATTGGTTGTTTGCCAATGCTGCTTGGCATACACAGCGCCATCTCCTTTGTGAGCAGGCGCATCAAAATGCTCAGGAATAAATGTATAATCCGGAAGGATTTTTACATTTTCAGGCTTGAGCTTGTCATAATTATCAGTCAAACGGCGAGGGCCAACCGAAAACCACGCATGGTCCGTGAGGATTTTGTCCTCTGGCGTGTCTCTAATATCCTCAATAATATCAAGAAAAAACTGAAGACCCGGAACAGAAGCCATGTAGCCAACTGAAATTAAACCGGGACGAGTTTCAGTATTCTCGTATGTCAGGACGGTTCTTTCATCAAAAAGCTCATCATCCAAACGACGAACGCATTCACTATCCGCGTCAATGCAAAAACCACCTTCGCGGAATAAAATCTCATAACGCATAAGATCGGCAACGCCGTGCAATGAGCCGGCATCCCACATTTTTTGCATATATTTTTTATTTATCCAATCGACGTTGGCGTATTCTTTATTGCCCCATACTTTAATGTCCCATCCTGGATTTAAATCCTTCCAAGAACGAATGTAATGATCTGGTCGTTTTGACTCATCACCAACCCACACAACATGAATAGTCTTGGGGATTTTGCAAACGGAACGCTTATAGATGTAAACGCCTATCTCGCCATCTATGTGACTTTCAGACGGAGCGCCAAACAAAAATTTAACCTTACCATCATCCCAATCTTCAATATGGCGCTCAAACTCATTGCCATTGACTGCACCTTGAGGATGATGACCCAAAGGAATACTAACAACAACATAATCAGAAACATCACGAACTTTGGAAAGAAGCCTAGCAGCTTCAAAAGCTGTCATATGCTCAAGAACATCGCCTAAAAAAGCAATGTCATATGAGCCGGTAAAATTAACTTCTCTGGCGTCTTCTATAGTCAAAATATTGTATTTTGACCGAAGATCAAATTCATCAACATATGGCTGCCACGCTTCTATTCCCGTCCATCTCGCATTTGGGAACATGTTTGCGTATGTGCCGCATCCAACACCAATATCAAGCATATTGTCATGCTTAACCTTGGATACAAATTCTTTGATATATTGCTTACCGTTTTCTGAACTGATCGGCATGATCAAACCCTCATTTGCCAGCGCGGCGAGGAAGATTTATTTACTTAGACCATTCTGAGCTTGGAATGTCTGGCCATACTACACTATCAGAGGCAGGCGGATCAATTGCAATTGCGCGAACCTGATTTCTATACGCAAAAAAATCAGCTTGATTCGCAAGGTATGGATCGGATTGGTCAGGATTGCTGACGCTTGGCACAGCAGCCCAGTCGGTGTCTGACAAAAGCTTTTTGGCTATTTCTTTATTTCTAGCCATCATTTTTTCTTGATGCTGAACAATTTCATATTGCGTTTTATCAGAAATTAACCACTCAACCGTCCAACCTCCGTTGACATATATAGGCGCATTGCTTTCAATACAATTTTTAATAGATTCATCATATTCCGGCTTTGGGGCAATATCTACATTGTAAACATTAAATTCAGCCAATTGATTATTTGTTATTTCATAAGGAAAACTTGTATTGGGATTATCATTTTTTAAATCCCATATAGTATATGGATATTTAACAATATTATTGTTTTCATCAGTCAAAACATAAGACATTAGAAGTTTCCTCCAAAGAACAGGGCATAGGGAGATTGGAACAAGATATTTGTGTTGTTTCCGTTATTAATAAATCTAGTTCCGTAAAATGGGCTAGCCGTTCCGGATGCAATAATATCTTTCCATGTTATTGCATTTAATGAAATTGAGCCTGCTGATATAGTTCTTTGAGTTCCGGCAGTATCGGATGCAACATTTATCGTGCCTGCTCCGGCCCCTGTCTTACCGATTGTCAACAATCCTGTAACTGTTATATTTGCATAAAGAGTAAATGATGACGCAGATGCACTGTTGTTAGTATATGTTAAAGAACCTGTCGTGCCGGCAGTAGCTCTAATATACAAACCACCGCCAGCAGTAACTGATATTGATGATACAGTTTTTCCGTTCAAATAAATACTGTTAATACCAGTTGTTCCTCCAACTAAATTAATAGACGAGGAATTTGTCGTTGCGGTGTCGCTTGCACTATTAAGAGTCAATGCCGCACCAGTTCCTGCACCAGAACCAACGGTAATCGTTCCAGATCCAAGATTGTATGTTCCTGTGTATCCATCATTTATGGTAAAATCTCCAGAACATGTGACATTATAGTTGGATAAATTAGCAGTTCCAGCTCCATACATATTAAAGGTTGTGCATGATATATTTGCACCAAGGCCGGCGGTTGATGTTGCCGTTGCCGGATTTAATACAAACTCGTTTATAGTTTGCGATCCACTTATAGTGGAACTTACGCCTGCTCCCGGAGCCAACTGCGTTCTCAAAGCTGTTAATGTCGCTGTAGAACCAAGAACAATATTTCCGCCTGTGCATGAAAATCTATAGGCAGCTCCTGCAAAAGTCCCTGTCCATCCGGTAAAATTGATTGATTTTATACTACCCATAGTAGAGGCGTTTGTTGTTGTTCCGGACCCGCTATTAGAGTCAAAGAAAACATCATCTGCCGTTGTTGGGACAGACGCGCCAGTAGCCCCGCCAGACGTGGCAGACCAATTAGCCGTGTTTGTTCCGTCCCAAGTGCCCGTTCCGCCAACCCAATATCTATTAGCCATTTAGCTATACCTTACGGCTGGTTCGTGCCCATAGCGTAATAATTGGTTCCATCATACCAAAAGTTTATGATGGACTTTTTGTTATTAACGCCAGACCAAGTAGAGCCCATAAATATAACGGCAGCAGGCCAGTTGATTGTCTGAGCTGTCGATGTTCCATCGCTATCAATCAAAAGCTGCAAATGACAGGCTCCGGGAGGTGCCGTAAAGGTATAAGTTATTGTTCCCGTGGGCTCGGTCTGTTTTTGATTTTGTGCAGTCGTCCAATCAACTGTGATAGCGCCTGTTGTCGTTGCTATAGTTGTCTGGCTATTAAAAGTAGCAGTTTTAATTGCGGTTATCGCATTATTGCCACCTGTAATACCACCACTTAGCGTCAATCCTGCAAATGTAGGATTAGTGGCCAAAGCAACGCTGCCAGAACCTGTTGTAGCTAGATTTCCGGCAAGACCCGCGTTGTTATAAAGAACATATCCGCTGGTTCCACTAACAACAGTTGTTGTTCCTATAGTTATTGCGCTAGGGCCTTGAGATCCGGTATTTGTG